CATTATTTATTCCTCAATTCGCAATGCTTCTCAATAATATTTAAACGTGTTTCATATTGAGCAACTTTTGTATGTAATTCTAATTGGTGTTTATCAAGAGTTTCTACTTTACTAACAAGTTTATCCATACTCTTTTCAAAACCAGATAATCTAGTGTCAAGATTACCAAGTTTTATTTGCATATTCACAAAACCTGTTGCTAGTAAAACTGCATTACTAAGGACTATACTAATAATCTCTGGCCAATTGATTTCCATTAGTTATAATTCACCTCTGTTTTTGCAGTTTTAAATATCCCTTGAGATATTACATCATCAACACCAACAACTAAAAAGTATCTAGTAGTATTCGTATCACCAACTATCTGGATACGATCATCAAAACGTATATCAAGAGCATCAGCAAAATAAAACATATACTCATCACGATTTGTAATACCACCACCAATAGGTTCTTCTTGATATTGACGATGAGTTATTCTTGCTTTAGTAGTTCCAACAATGCCATAATCGTTGTAAGTACCACCATATTCATCTGTCCAACTTTCACTGCGTAAAATTTGAACAGAGTCAGTCATCATATAAAATGCTGATGATGCTCTAAGTGTATTTAGTAATGATGGTGGTGTTGGCATCAGAGTATCCCATATGATCTATAACTTGCAGCCATCTTATGACAGTGTTCAATAAGTTTATTTAAATCAACTTTTGTAGCACCATCATCAGTATTAATTTGATTTGCACAGATGGATGCTTTTCTCATCCATCCTTCTCTTGCTGCTGCTCTAACATCATAAACTTCTTGTTGAGTAAATCCCCAGTCTTGCCAGTTTAATCCAAAAGCATAAGGAGGATTTGCATTAGAAACGCTATCAACAATAATCTGTCCCTGTGCATATCCTATTTGAGGCCAAGAAGGTTCAACAGTACCAGCAGTGCCAGCAATAACACAATTGTATACACGTCCAGTAGGAACAGTAGGAACAATTTGATCTCCGACAGCATAAGTTTCACCAGCAGTCCAAGTGCTGAATCTTTTATGTTCATCAATCAATTCTCCTAAAGCATTGGAGTCCAGTTCTGGAAATTGATTTGCTTGAACCATCCAACTAAGTTTTTTTATTGCTGCTAAACGAGACAATGGCATTTGTTATTACCTCTAAATGTTCTAAATATATTTTACGATATAATCATTCATAAAAAAAAGGAGAGGATTTCTCCCCTCCTTTTTTTCTATCCCCCCCAGGATTAGTTGTTTGCAACAAGCACTGCTATACTACCACATACTGAAGCAGTTGGCAAGTCGTGATATTGGAATCCAAATCTTTCTGTTGCTCTGAAGAACAAGGAGTCAGAGATGAAACCTGCTTGATCAGATACTTGGATACGAAGATCTCTACGTGATCCCATAATAGCACCAGTACTCATATTACCAAACAATGCAAGAGCAGTGTCAGCAGCAGGAGTTGAATCAGCACTCAATACCTGTGTATAGATGACAGGATATCCAAAGAGTGTTGGGTTTGGACCAGGTGCAGCGGTCAGATCGAAGAAGCCGTTGCCTGAGAGAGCATCTAGGTCATTGCAGACAACCTGTTGGAAGAATGCACGGTTCATATAGAATGCACACTCACCTGGACGATCTGCATATTGAGGAATAGCAGAAGTAAGTTTACGGAGGTCAGCAAGAGTAGTAGCATTCCAGCCACCTGTAACGTTTGCACCAGTGTAAATCCAACCTGCGTTAGAACCACCATTTACAGCAGCAATAGCAGGAACAACACCAGTGATACCACCATATGTTGAAGTACCATCACCTAAGAATGTTGCTAAATCTTCATTATATGCCATTACATATGCCATATCTTGAGCAAGAGCAGCACCAACATCAACAATGCTATCTTCATTAAGCTCAGATGAAACTTGAGTAAGAATAGCAAGTTTCTTTGCAAGGATTTGAACATTTGCAAAGGTAATTTGTGATGCAGTAATGTTGGTGTTTTCTGCTGGCCAATAAGCAGTTGTTGAAGCAGTGTTTTTAGGAACATTCAAGTTATCAGAACTCATTCCCATAACACGAGCATTCTGTCTCATAACACCATATTGATCACGAAGGAAGATAACTTCACGAGCAAGAATCTGTGGAACTAAATATCCACCGTCTGCATCAGTTGCTTCGTTCTGACCTTTGGTGTAATAACCATTTTCAACTAACCAAGAATGAGCCTTTTTGTCATTATGGCCAATCATTTTAGCCATCATACCAAAAGCATAACCCATTTTTTCTTTCTCAAAACGTGATTCAGGGCTGAATACCTTTACGTTCTTGAAAGATGAAGAACCTGGAATAATAATATCGCTCACTTTTTTTACCTCTGGAGTAGTAGCACTAGGAACTTCTTTCAATGCTTTGAGCATTTCTGCTTTCTTTGAAAGTTCCTCATTTTCGTTTAATAAGGATTTTGCAGAATCTAAATCTGCATCTTCCATTTCAAGAATATTTGTAGCCTTAATGCTATTCTCAGCAATCTTGGCTTGGATTTCTTCAAGTGTCATAGTTTTTTCCTTTATAGCCGTGTACTTAAGCTATAATCGATATTTCAAAGCCTGTTTGAGTAGATCTTTTCTCATATTTTCTTTTTCGATATCAACTGTTTTTGTTTTTGTTTCTGGTTCACTTGGTAGTTCTACATCACGCAGATTTTCCCAAACCAATTTTGCCAAGGTTTTTGCCTTGCTTCTTGAAAGATCTAATGCATCACGCAAAGATCTTTCAACTTCTTTGATGTTCTTTGGAGAATGTGATAAAATAGATTTCATATTATCCATCTCCATACTCATCATCCCATCTTCGCTCATAGAAAGTTTATTAAATAAATCTAAACCTCTCATATGAAATTCTTGAAGGATTGCATTTACGACCATAGGATCTCCACTGGTCTCGTAAACACCTAAAACTCCTTCTAACATTCTTTTATATAAACAATGCATAGTGTCTGAAATCAAATCTTCTTCTATGCCATCAAAAAGTGTCATAGATATTTCTTCAGGACTTGCACCAACCATTTCTAATCCTTCAACCATACCTTCAACGTCATCTGACTCTTCTTCATAGTCACCATTTTTCATTGGCATATTTTCAGATATCATACTCATATAATCGTTGTATTCTTTATCTTCCATCATAGCCAACTCTTCTTTGCTATAAGGAATGAATCTTCCCATCTCATTGTAATATCTTTTTGCTTCAACCATATTTCTATGTTCTGCAGGTTGAGGAGTGAGTGATGCTTCTGCTAATGCCCATCTCTTAATTTCAAAAGATTTACCCATTTTTTCTCTCTCCACCAAATGACTAGCAGCACCAGAACTTAATCCAAGTTTGCCCATTTTTGCCATTTCAAATATCATCTTGTTATAGTCATCAGCCATATCTAACTGACCACGTAACCAAACTCCACGATCATCCATTTTAATTTGAGCATAACCAATCTTTTTACTTCTTAAGACTGGATCCATACCGTGATTGTAATAAAGACCAATACCTGCTTCTTTACCATCTGAAAGATCTACTCCAAAGTCAGTAGATTTGGTAAAATAATCTTTCTCAAGATCAGTATCGTTTGAGTTGCCAAAACGAACAAGATAACCACTGACTTTACCATCAGAAGTCATCTTGATATTGTCACTGAGGAATGTTTTGAATGATTTGATTGGATCTGGTATTTTACGCAATGCATCTGCTCTGTGGACTACTGTTTGTTCTGTTAAAACATCATTACCATCTTGATCTTTCTGAACAAGTTTGATAACATATGCTGGATCATCAGGTGTTCCAGTAAGAGTATAGTCACTAATAGATGAATTTACTTCACCATTAGTCTTTTCTTCTACTATTTTACCCCTTGCATCACTAGCACTTGTTCCCCAAGAAACAAAGTCCCCAACTTTTAAGTCTTCAGGTTTTGCTTTAAACATAAAAATATCCTCAGAAATAATCATTCTAAAGATATTTTACGATATTTATATAACCATATAACATTATTCAATATCAGTGATAACGTGTTTTATCCTTTTTTCAGCAATATCTAAATAGTCTTTTGATAGTTCAATGCCTATAAAACTCTTATTTTCTAACATTGCTGCTTTACCTGTACTACCACTTCCCATAAATGGATCAAGTACAGTACCATTTTCAGGTGTTACTAATCTAATAAGATATCTCATTAGGTCTGTTGGTTTTACTGTTGGATGATTGTTAGAAGCAATACTATTATTTCTTTGATAAGCATTTTCAATAGGTTTTTCTCTGCCATCAAGACTATATTGTTTTTGTTCTAAACTTTCACAGCCCTCATTACGATCTTTCTTACTTGCTTTTGGACAATAGAAGAATCTGGCTGCTGAACCTATAGTTTTATCAGAACGATTTAAGGTTGGATTTGTAGGTTCTCCATTATTATTAAAATGTCTTGCACCTTCTGTATGTACCCAATTTCCACCTTTTACTCTTGGAAAACTTTCTAATACTTCTTCTGATCCATCGTGAATAAAGTTAGCAGGATATCTACCAATGTGTGTTTCAAATACACCTTTGACATTTTCACCTGTTCTTTTTCCGTGTGGTAAAGAGTCTACAAACTTATTACCTTTACCACTTACATAAATCTCTACATCATCAACTCTACAACCATCAATATTAATAGCACCAGTACCAAATTCAAGAACATTATCTGCTACAGTTTTCTTTTCTAATGGTTTTCTTGCTAAACAAATTGGTTCGTGAGCAGGTTTAAGAGCAGTACCCCAACCTTCATATTGAGGTAGTTTTTTACCTACATTATGACTTTTAGGAAAACCACTCCCGTACACCCACATAATCTGATCTCTAATCTCAAAACCAGCATCTTCAATTGCTACTGCT